GGGTGACAGATGCTGTCGCCCTCAGTGTGGACAAGGCCAATGATGGGCTGGATTTCCTGATCAAACAGGCCAAGGGCACATCGCTGGAAAGCTTTGCTGAGACAGGGGGTCGTATTGCTCAATCGACACTCAGCATCATGAGCAAGCGTCGTGTGGCTGATGCTACGTCCAAGCTGACTTCGATCATCAACCAATCGAATATGCCTCAGGAATTCAGAGCATTCGTCACTGAACTGATGGGTGTTAACGAAGGTAACGTGGACATTTTGAATCTTGTGAAGATTGCGAGAGCAACTATTCACAAAGTCCGCCAAACGTATCGTAAGTTGATGCCTCAACAGATTGCTGATGAGTTTTCACGTAAACTCTCTCAGCAAGAATGGTCGGACATTCACATTGGAATGGGCCAGACTGGTATTTCCGTGATGCTCGATCAGGGAATGTCGTCTGGTGCTGTTGTTGATCTGTTCAGCAATCCGGGTGAAGTGACCCGACTGATGAGCCAGAAGGAAGCTGATATCCGTCGTCTCTTCGGCGCGGATGCTCCTGTGATCCTGACGGAAGCTGGTGAACTGGCTGACCTGATGAGAACGGGCAAGCCTGCTCATGGTCTGGTGAAGCGTAACGCTCTGGCCATCGCCAATCGTGTGGGCGAGGTAAATGTGGGATCGTTCGATCTCACCTCTGCCGAGACGCAGGCCATAGACGGTTATGTGTCCCTGCTTTCATTGTCCCAAGTGGCTCCAAGTGTTCTGAAGTCGCTCTCTGGTCTGGCGGCTACGGAGACGGCTGGCCTGAGCTTTATGGTCTCGCTGATTGCGAAAGCGCAACGGGATGAGATGGAACGTGTTCCGCCTCGCCTGAAGTATAACGTGCCTAAGGGTTATATGCCGACTGAACGTCAAGGTTCGTTCAAGGCTATCCCTATGGACCAACTGAACAGCTATACGAAGGCAGGATATCGTTTGGTTGGTTCAAGACAGAGAGGCTCTGTGGAAGAGCTCCATGCTGGTCGTGCCAAAGATATGGTTTATGTCGCTACTGATCTGACTCCTCCCAGTTTCAAGCAGGGAATTATGCAGACAGTTCGCTCAACTGTGTTCGGATTGGATGCCACTAACGGTACTCAGCATGACATGCCTTCGGCGGGTCTGATTACTGAGACCACGGCTGTGAAGCGGATTACTCAGGCCCTGCGTCGTAGTAAGGCTCCTGAGGCTCTGGCGCCGCTCTACAATGAGCAGGGGCAAATCTACGCCTATGAGCGTCTCGTTGATCCTCAGGATGTGCTGGGAGCTATTGAGACCCAGCAGAACGCTGCGGTTGCTCTTGGTCACTGGATGGGTCGTCAGCACGAAGAAGTTCAGGCTGAAATCCTGAATGATGTGCTGATTGAAAGACTTGCGGATATGTATCAAGCTGCCAATCGTACTGCCCAAACTGATGAGTTTGTTGATCTCTTTGAGCTCGCTCAAACTGATCCTGTGGTCGCTGATGCTGTTCGCCTGATCAATGATCGGGATCGTAGCAAGCTGTTCGCCAAAATGGGCGGCAAGTTCATGGTCCAGAAGAACCTGTATGAACAGGTGATCGGCTATCGCTCCATCAGCGTGGGTGATCTGTGGACAGGCAACACCCGTGTTGCTGAAGAGAACCGGGATGCTCTGGCTAACTATCTCACCGGCCTGTTCGGGGCGGAAGCCTACCGCCGTCTGACGGTGGCTGAGCAAGGCTGGACCAATCTGATGGGCGATGCTCGTGTAGCTATCGTAGTTAAGTCTGTGCTGGTTCCTGCAATCAACGGTCTGGCGAACTTCTATCAATTGATGGCGAACGGTATTGGTCCGGTCGAAGTCGCTAAAAAGTCGGCTGAGAAGCTCCGTGAGACCCATCTCTATTCGCAGAACCATCTCAAGTACCAGGAACTTGAAAACAAGCTGGCTGCGGCTCAGGGAGCCAAGAGACCCGATCTAGCACGTCGGATCGAGACTGAGATGAGGAAGATTGAAGACCTCAACAAACGTCTGTCGATTTGGCCTCTGATTGCAGCCGGTGAGTTTACTCAGGTTACTGAGGGACTGACGGATGACGATATGGAAATGAAGCAGGGTCGCGTTTGGGATTATCTCTCCAAACTGGCTGACAGGCTTCCTCCTTCGGTGAAGACAGCCGGTCGTTATGCTATTGTCGCCAAGGATACGGCTTTGTTTGAAGGTCTTGCGAGAACTGTAGCTTACACAGACTTCGTAGCGAAAGCTGTTCTCTATGATCACCTTACACAGAAGATGAAGCTGTCCACTAAGGATGCTCAGCTTCGTATTACCAATGAGTTCGTGAACTATGATCTTCTTGGTGGACGAATGAGGTCTAAGGCGGAAGAAGTTGGTCTTTTGTGGTTCTGGTCCTTCAAGCTGCGATCCATCAAGGTGGCTGCAAGCATGATCAGGAACAATCCGCTCCATGCCCTGCTGACGAGCTTTGCTCCGGGTATTGAGCAAGTCGGCACCGTTATGGATGACAACATGCTGTCTTTGATGGGAGACGGACGTTGGGATAACTCACTGGGTCCGCAAAATGCGTTCAGGGCTCTGAGCCTCAATCCCATCAGTCAGATGATGTAAAAGGAAAGAGCCCCTTCATTTCTGAGGGGGCTCTTTCACTATCTTATAGAAGACCGTCACTCCTTCTTTCTTCTTATGAAGAACGAAGCCTTCCTTCTGTAAATCTATAATCCACTTATAGAGTGTGGATTTAGATCGGCAGACTTTAGCCCAATCACGGGTCCATAGACCCTTACGAAGCTGCTTGATGAGAGCATCTCTGACTGGGGTCGAGGGAGGTGGTAGCTTATACGAGGAAGTCAGGGCTCGCTGGATGCGTTCTATTCCAGCAGGCGTAACACACATCTTCGATTCACCCTTTGTCACCCTGTTATAGGTGACACGCCCCATTTGAGCATTATGGGTGTTGGCAGTGCGAATGCTGTTGACCTTGGCGGTCAGGATATCAGCTATTTCACTGTTGGTTCTAGGTCCTCCTCCATGAAGGACGATCAGAATCTTGTCCTGAAGAAGCATTACCTAGCCCAAGGCTCTTTCAGTGCAGCATAAGCTTCACGAGCAGCAGGATGATCGATGTTCAGACCGAGGTCTTCATAGACTGTCAGAAGCCCTCGGAGAGCATTCTCTGAGTTACGTGCTCTTAGTAGATTACGACTGGTCGTTTCCAGGAGCTCGTTGATTCTGGCTTCAGTCCTTCCTACGGAAGGAGCCTCACCCCCTGCGACCTTTTCGGTGGGTTCACCGATATGGTCCTCACCCCCTGCTGGATGGGCGTAGAGGGGTTCGGCGATCTGCCCCTCCCACGGCACGGGCTCATTGAGGCCGACCGTCCATATCCGGTCGCCGCGCATTTGCCACCGCCACGCCACCGCCTCTGTCCCCTCTTTTCTTAGGGGCTGGGCAGCTTTCATATTGTCGCTCATGGTAGTTCCTTGAATTCAAGTTTTTTCAGGAGATCATCGTAACCTCCGACATGCTTGGCCCCCATGAAGATTTGAGGAACGGTATTCCACTTCCCAATACGACTGACGAGATGATCGAATGAAGCAAAGTCTTCATCGATATTATAATAAGAGTAAGTTAGTCCGTATTTGTCACACAGTTCTTTGGCTTTTTGACAATACTTACAGGTATTAGTGCCAAAGATTTCGACCTTTAAATCGGGTCCAGTTCCATGTTCTGATACATAATCATCTGCTTCTTGAGCAGCAGCATCAGTGTTGTCGTTATGTCGAGGCATTGTCAGACAGGCTTTCGAAGATTCTCAACTGATCCCCGGATGCGCTGAAGCAGAGCATCCATGGATTGCTTGGTCATAGCATCAGCCTGACCGGGAGACAGTTCATGAGGAATGCAGAGGTCCAGGACGCAGGTGAGAGCGTGATTGAAGGCTCGATCTTCAGCGGTTTTCTGCCGATATTCAAGGATCAATGCCTCTTCGGTCGGGGAAACAGCTATGCGTTTCGTCTTGGGCTCGGCCATGAGAATACTCCATGTGGTTGGTTCAAAAGAAAAGACCCTAGCTTTCACTAGGGTCTCTCTCTGATGGTGGGCTTAGAACCAGCCAAACAAACACGACTGGTGCTACAACGAACAGGAGGATCACACTCAAGGCTGCGAGAGCAGTAGCCAGAGCAATGATCCTCCCAACGGGCTTTAGTGAGCCCATTGCCGCTTATTCAGCGGGAGTTTCGTTGCTCGGACGCTTCAGGTCCGCGAACAGCTTCGAACGTCCAGCAGCCGGGGCCGGAGGAGTGGAAGCGTCTTCGTCCACGGTTTCAGCCGGAGTTTCCACTTCGGTCTGAGCTTCACCACCAGCTTCGCTCTCGACTTCCGTTGAAGACGTGGGCTCAGTGGCCGGAGCTTCAACCGGAGCAGTCGCCACAGGGGCAGCAGCCGGGGTCGAAGCCTCATCAGCGTCCGGGGCGATAGGAGCCGTCGAAGCGATGATGTTGGCAGTGATACCGTCTTCACCACGGGTGGCTTGGAATTCCACCGAGAAGTGGGCGAAGGTCGGGTTCACCAGCTTGCGGGCATGAGCAATAACGGCAGCACGAATGCTTTCCTCATTGATCGTGACCGTAGCAGAGAGACCACGGGGAGCACGGCCCGAAGTGTAATCAGTCTTCAGGTTTTTGAACAGCCGAGGCAGTTCAGCTTGGATGGCCGCATCGATTTGTGTTTGGTTCATCACAAACGGAAGCGAAACGGGGTCGGTCATTTCTGGTCGTCTTTCTTACTTAAGGTTTATCTCAATCGCAGATTCGACTGGGATGATGTTTACGCTTACTCGTGGATTTGAGCGATCCACGCCGCCAAACGCAGCGGAGGTTGAGACAATAATCCCTGTGTGATCGTCGTCAATGGCTTTGGACTGAGAAAGTGTGTCCGAAAAGTATTTATCTACGATCGCAATCACATTCATGAGATCGCATCTCTGGTTTGTAGCCACATAGAGCACATAATGAAGATGGACTTTTTCCTGTCGAGGGATGTGACTCAACAGAGGTTTGACCATATCATGAAACATTGTCTTGGTTTTGTGCTGGTCCCTATGGTGCCAGTTTCGGTATCCATTAAGGTTTAGAGCTAAACGCTTCTTCACCGTTACTTGGATGAACGTCGGTAGATCAACAGACCACATACAGGAAAGCCCCCAGTCACGATGACTGAGGGCTTCTGTAGCGGACTATTAGTTCTTAGCGAAGAGGGAAGTCTTGGGTTTATCACCCGAAGCCTTCGGAGGAGCACCATCAGCGGTGCCCTTGGACGAACCAGAGCCCTTACGCTTGTTGTACTCCGTGCCTTTCCACTTTTCCTTCCACTGGTCGATGAAGACAGCCTCGATATCCTTACCGTCTTTCTCGGCCTTCTTGATCTCGGAAACGGTGGCACGGGTCTCCGGGTGGAACGACTTGACGATCTCGTTGATCGTCACGTCCTCGTCGGTGTCGTGGTACTTCTGGTCGTCACCTTTCTTCTGCTTCGGTTGGGTCGTCTTGCGAATAGCCAACGAAGCAGTAGCACCCGTCAGGTCAGTCAGAACGTCACGGGCCTGCCGGACCTTCTTCTTCTCCTCGTTGTTCCAGACTTCAATCTGGCGCTCCTCGGTGTCCTGATCTTCCAGTTCCGAACCAGTGGCCGTGAGACACAGCTCATTGATGGTCACGAAGCCCGGCATCTGGTTCTTCTTGCCTTCCTTCATATAGAAGTTCTGGCCTTCCTTGTTGGTGATCGTGATGGTCTCTTCGAATTCTTGACCATCGATCTCCGCGAGGATGTACACATAGCGAGCACCCGAGTCCCATTGACCCGTGTAAGCCAGCTTGATCTTGATGTTCTCGTACACATCCGTATCGAAGATGTGACGACCACCACCAAGACGATCTTCAGCCTGCTCCATACCAGCAGTAGTCAGGCCAGCGAAAAGTTTACCCATGAGGGATTTCCTTATTGGTTGTAGTAGCGGTTGACGTGATCCATCAACAGCTGAACGTCATTGTCCATGTAAGTTTGGTTCTTAGAGAACATCTTCATGGGTGCGCGTATGCGCTCACCGAGGGTCTTTGGAGTAAGTCTCGTCTGGAAGACGTACTTAAATCCATTTTCCCGATCATCTTCGGTGATATTGAGGAGGTCTTTATCGTAGTCTGGATTGGCTTCCAGCTCTTTAATTGACATCCTCTTGGTGGAAACCACCAAAGAGAAGTAAGCTTCAATCCCGTTGTTCTTAAGCGAACCTTTAACGGGAACGAAGGTCTCAGGACGCCCATCATCCGTATAGATGGTGTTCGTATGAGCAAGGAAGATGACGGGGATATGGAGACGAGCTACCTTTTCCTGCATCATCCGTTTGAAGTATTGGGCGAATTCGCCCCACGCAGCCTGTGTATTGGACGAACCAATCACATCTTGGCTTTCCTTCATGTCCATAAGGAAGGTCACTGTATCAACAATGACTCCCTTACAGCCATCAGGCTCATCTTGGGTCTCATAAGCAAAGTCGAGAGCCTCGATAACCTGAGCCGGTTCAGTGATGACAAACTCACGGAACTTGCTCGGGAAAGGAAGTTCCTTACCCGTCTCACAGTTGAGATACATCCAATCAGGTTGATTGCGGATGTTGAGTAGTGAGGCGGACTTCCCTGTTGCTGACGGTCCCGAGATGAGAGGTGCTTGCTTGTTGCCGTTAGCCATTCAGGCTCCTGTTCAATATTGGGCTCCTCAAAAGGAGCTCCGGGTTTAAGGCTGATCGTCGTATTTCTTGGCCACAGAGACCAAGATCGTGCGATGCAGTTCGTTGTCATCCAGAGGCTCCGGGAGCTTCTTGTTGAAGTCCACGGTTCTGGCTGCCACCTCGTCGTAGCCTACGCCGCCATCGACCAAGGCCATGGCGAAACGGAGCATCATGTTGTTCCGGTTGCCGTCTTGGATTTTAGCAGCAAACCAGCCTTCGAGCTTGTCCATCGACGTGAGTTTCTGGCGCATTTTCTTGTGGTCCTCGTTCCGCGAAGTCTGCGGAATGAAGTCCAGGGCGTCCATAACTTCACCTTCCATGTTGTAGTGGTAGTTCCCTCCCGAGAAGGTTTCCCACTTACGAGCACGTTGGTTGGCTCCACGATCACTCTCGAATGGAAGCCAGTCCATGAAGGCATTCATGAACTTCTTGAAGTCTTCCTGATCAAGCTCAAGGTGATAGTTGATTGGGAAGATCATACGGAAGCGGTGCTCACCATCATCCACATGGCTCTTCGTGGTATAAAGCAGAAACTTATAACCACTCATTAGAGCGACAGCAGATTCGACCGTGGTGGTTCCATCAATATCGATCACGATCATATCGAAACCGTTGATGATATTCTTGTCGTGACGGTGCCCTTCCTGCTTATCGCCCCCAATAAGGTGATGGTTCAGGAAGTGAAGACCCTGAGCTTGCGTCATCCGATGAAGCTGATCGAATGCAGCGGTCTCATTGATATAGTTATACGCATAATCGTCAGACCAAGAGAGCGTAAGCTCATTAAGGTCCGTCTCTTTCAGAGTTTTACCACTGAAGAATTCCACACCATCAGCATATGTCTTCTTGATGATGATATGATTCCGATAACCCCACGCTGTAGCAAGGTTAATTAGCTCAGTTCTTTGTGAACTTGAGCGCGTATAAGACGGATTTGTCTCCATGATATCAACATGGGTAACTTCACCTTCAACGCTGGCAATGAACTTGGCCAGACGAACGTA